AGCCCCAGGCTGCACTGCCTGTTGTTCTGCCATTTCCTCCATTTCCTTTTCCATTTTTTGTGTTATTTCTTCAATTTCATTGTCTGTATAGTTAAAGTATTCTTTGTAAATTCGTTCTTTTGGTAATAGTCCTAATTGTTGCACACCAGCTATAACCCTGACTCGCTGCTCGTCAATGTCTAGCTTTCTTTTAGCAAACATATCAGAAGGTTCAGGTAGCTTAATTTTTACCTTTTCAATTAATGCGTTAGGGAATCCTTTTAATTGTAAGTGTCTTTTAGCAATAGACTGCAATCCAAGCTCAATTGATTTTTGAACTCTTAAAATAACCCTGGCAAATTTAACATCTAATTGTGCTAAGTTTGCTTTTCGTTCCCCAGAACCTTCTTTTTCTACAAAATAATCCTTGGGAATCTTTAAAGCTGTTAAAAGTTTATCTCTAAAATAAGCAACATCCTCAACTTCTCCCAAGTTTTGGGCTCCAGGCAAGGTTTCAATCTTTGTCCCAGACCCACCCTTTAGAGGCACAAAGAAGTCCTCATCGGCACTCATAGGATTGTATCTGGCGTCTACGGTGTCGGAGCCAACATCGTAAAACTTTTCTTTCTTAAATTTTTCTTTAAGCCGCTCTACATACATCTCTGATCTGCTTGCAGGTAAATTCCCTACATCAATGTAGAAAATTCTTCTTTCTGGGGCTCTGGATAAGCGATAAATAAGCATCGCATCTTCCATGAGCTTTAGGGACCTAAATGTTCTATGGCATAAAGCAGCGATTGATTTTCCATATGGATAGAAAGCAGAGTTTGAAGTATGCAATCTAAAGTGGACTATTTGGTTTCTATCTAACTTGATATAATTAGGCGCATCGTGTGAACCAAACATCCCATCAGGAGCAGAACCTTTCTTTGGAATTTCCTGAAGAAAGTCTGTTAAGTAACCATATTCATTTTCAACTCTTAAAATATACTTTGGATCAAGAATCTTAACTCTTTGTACTCCCGCGTCAGGATTATCTAAATCCACAACAAGTTCAATAAAACAATCTCCGTACTTGACCGTGTTTCTTGAAATATCCCACAAAAATCTAGATAAATCAACTTCTTCAAATAAGTTCTTTAATTCATCTACAACCATTTCATTTTCAGAATCAATAGTCCAATTTTCGTTTTTAAACCCTAATTGAGTGCAATCATCGGCATACATATCAAAAGCTGTTCCAAGCTCAGGATACTCATCCATTGTTTCATAATCGGCATACCGAGCCCTTCTTACATTTTCAATTTTAGGAAGGGAAGGTGCTGCTTTTAAAACAGAGGGAGTATGGGGATCTTCAATTTTAATAGTGTCATCTGTTACAATTACATCACCATCAAAATTATTTTGCTCTTTTTTCTTTGCGAGTATGGGCGCAGCCTTAGTGGCAAAGAATTTAGCAAAAAATCTTCCAAAAACTCCTGTGGGATAATAATAAGGACCAGCAGACTGCCCCCCTTCGCTCGACCCGAACTCGGTATACCCCTCTTCTATTACTTTGTTTTCTACCCTATTATCCATTTATAATTTTCTTCTGATAATCCTTGATATATCTTTTTCTTTTTTGCACTAGAGGGCAACAAGAAAGTATCTTCTCTTTTTCCTAGCTTACTCGCATACTCAAGAGGAGTACTTTCTATTATAGCTTTAAATGCATGTGTTCCTGCGGCTAGACTCATTATTAGATCGTCATGTTTTCCTCTGTCTGCTTGCACTTTTCCTGTTTCTGTAACAATAAAAGTAAATAATTCATCTATTAGCCGTTGTGAGTTTAGTTTTAGTATATTAGTTCTTACTGCTTCTTCTAATTCTGCAAGAATAACATCCCTGTTCTTAGCAGTAACCTGTAGTCCTATTTCGTTTTTATCGTCTACCCAAAGGTTCTCGTACTCTAAATTTGTGTAAAGCCAATCAATTAAATTATTTCCAATTGTATTTCTTTCACAAACTACATACGCAGTATTATATAGGGTTCCTTCAGAGGCTATAATTTCAGCAAATTCATTAATTGGAGTTTTATTAGAATAAAACTCAGCAACTTGCTCACCATTGTATAAATTTAATACATGAAACGCCGAATAGTCTCTCCCTCTACCTAAGGAAACATCGCAGCAAATAACATAACTGTAATGGGGTTCAGGATCTTTCCACACCCTCATTCTATTATTATATTTTCTATAGAAATCCTCACTTACATTTTCTTGTAGATTTTTAAGAATTTCATTATCAATATAAGTATCTCCCGTTCCAAGGAAGTTGCATTCATACTCTTGCAACCACTGCTTTAGGGGCATATTGGATCTAGTTACTTTTTCCCAATCATCAATGTTTAATGGGGGATTTCTTTGCATCATAGCATCGTACAAATGCTCATATCCAGCATGTCTACAATACTCAGGGTGTTGTGTCCATTCAATATCAATTGGATTAAATGAATTGGCCCCATCTAAAGCTTTGTGATACACATCATAAAACCAATTACCTACACCATTTACCGTAGAAAGAACAAACGCTCGACCACCTGTGGAGATAATAGGGTAAATAGCAGCCCAAATCGTATCAATAGCATCAATGAATGCCGCTTCGTCAATAATCAGAAAAGAACCAGCCAAAGAACGCCCCGACTGCTTACCTGATGGGCGAGATTTAATAACAGAATGAGTTTTTAATTTTAATGTATGCTTGTTATCTTCTACAATTCCAGGCTTTAACCAAGAGGGAAGATTATCATACATAATCTTAATTCTTTCCAGAACCTCACAAGCTTCTGAATCACCTTTAGAAAGAATAACAATAGCTTTGTGCTTTTCAAAGACTGCCATCCACAAGGCATAAGACGCAGCGATTGTAGTGCATCCTGCCTGACGAAACTTTCTTAAGATATTAAACCTGTGATTTTGTAACTCATTAACAATAGTCTTTTGAAAATTGTATAGTTCAAAATTTACTAACCCACGGACTGGGTGTGTTACTTTAATGTACTTACATATAAAATACTCAGGATCAGCCTTGCATCTTTTAAATTCCTCTAATATTTTATTATTTTCTTGTTGGTTTTGTGTCATACTGTATTATTATATACTATGAAGATACATGCTTTTATTTGTACTAGGTCTAAAAAATTGAGATCAGTTACCGAAGAACTCGTTGCTTGGTATCAAAAGGCGGGAATTAACCCTTCTTTAATTGTTGGTGCTAAATCAATCTTCTCAGGATACAAGAAAGCTTACGACAGTGTAAACCCCGATCCTGGCGATATTATTATACTCTGCCACGATGACATAAAAATTCTTACCGATCCTGATATATTTAAAAGCATTCTTATTAAAAAGCTAAACCCAGTAGAGACAGGGTTCCTAGGAGTTGCAGGAACTACTAAGCTAGGACATACAGGTGTATGGTGGGACTTAAACCTTTGGCAAGACCAAAAACATAGCGGGTTTGTTATGCATGGGATGGACCTAGACAACACTGATCCTTCTTTTTACGGCAAATACGGACAGACTGTTTGCATGGATGGGTTATTCCTCGCCGCAACAGCGCATACATTAAAGAATGTTGGACTAGAGAAGCCTGAAGAGTTTGAAGGAGATTGGGACTTCTACGATATTCATTACACCACAAAAGCCCACCTTATGGGATTAAAGAACTATACAGTTCCTATTATGATCTTGCACGAATCAATTGGAATGCCAAGAGAGATGTGGCATAAGAATAGAGGAGCGTTCCTAGAAACGCATGAGGGAATGTTCCCTATCGAGGTCGGTTAATTATTCTAAGATTGCTTACCGTATACTGTTGAGGGACGGGTTGTTGTTGATGTACCACGCTTTGCAGCCTTACCCGTTTCTCTTTGCCTTTTAGCTAGTTCAGGATTTCCAGCAGCCTCAGACTCTGCTGACATTCTACCCATCCTATGAGCTTCTGCCGCGTCAGTAGTGCTTTCCCCTCGGCGCGCTGCTTTTCTTCTCTTCATTGCTACTCTAGCCCTAAATCTTCTTTCAGCAGGTGATTTTCTTGCTTCTTGTAAACGCTTAATTATTCTATCTTTTAAAGTCATGGTTATTTCCTATCTAGGTCGGTTAATTATTCTAGCTTGTCTTACGGCTTCTCTCTTATCATCAGCCCTTCGCTTACCAGCTAGAATTCTTTCTTCTCTTTCTCTTCTATCTTCTGCCTCTCTAGCTCTGGCCCTAGCTGCTGCCGCTTGAGTCCTCTGTGAGGCTCTTGTCTCCTCTAAACGCTTGAGGATTCTTTCTTGTAGATTCACTTCTTGCTCCCCATCTTGTGGACAACTCTTGCGTCTGTAACACTAGCAACCTTCTTGGGTTTAGCTGCAACTTTAGAACCAACCTTGTCAGGTGTCATTGTTTTTGAGGTCCAACCCTTTCCAGCTTTAACATCTCTAGATGTAGTATGCTGACCAACAGTAGAGCCAGTAGGAACTTTACCTAGCTTACCTCTAAGCTCTGTTTTTACCTTTGGCACAGGGTCAGAAGCCTTCTTAACAGTTGATTGCTTTTTCTCGGTATATCCTTCAGGAGCTTTCTCACCTTTTGTCCAAGACTGAGACTGTCCTGTTGCAGGACCGTGGCCTGGGTGAGGCTTATCTTGCTCGCTTAATCTTGTTAAAATTCTATCTTGTAAAGAACCTTCTGGCATTTGAGTCATTCTATTTCCTTGTGGAGCAGGTCCCTTTTTTACTTTAGGTTTTGCTTTTAAAGAACCCCCTTCTTGGGCCTTATTTGAAGGACTGTGAGAAGTAATAGACCTTATCTTTGCGTGACCAGCAGTGGGGTTAGGATTCTTTTTTCCTATTGCAAGACCCACTAACCCTAGTGGAGCGGAAAATTTACCTGTTCTTTTTAATACAGGTTTAGCTGCTGTTATATCCTTACGCTCATCTAATTTTTTAATAATGTTTTCTTGTAAACTCATAATTATCTCCTTTTAGATAGGTTTCTGGCCCATCTAGGTGCGGTAGGATCGCCACCCGCTGCTCTTCTTAAAGATTGTTTATCTCTTTTGTCTCTAGCTCCTTCTGCTTTTTTTCTTCTGCTTTTTAGCTCTTCTTTACTCAGATCTATTACTCTTTTAGTTTCTCCTCCCTCAGGATTTGTTTCATCAGTAGCAGTAGATGTTCTTCTTGCGCCTTTTGGTCTAACAGCAGAAAAAGTGTTTCCTTGGTACTCACCACTCTTAAACCTTCTTGTTCTTCCAGTGCCTTTGGCAGCTTCGGTTAATCTGCTGAGTATTCTTTCTACTAAGGTCATCTCTCTCTGCGTCCCCTTCCTCCAAGCCTTCTACCTAAGTGGACTCCTTGCATAGCAGCTTGCACTGCGCGTTCTCTTCTGCCACCCCCAGGTGCTTTAAAAATACTTTTACCTGTTCTTTGATAGCGTCTTCTAGATCCTCTCTGAACTCTTTTTTGTCTTGGACTTCTTTCGCTTGGTTTAGTTTTAAATGCTTCTCTTCTTTCTGTTTCAGTTGCAACACCTTCTTTAGCTTCTTCGCCTCGCTTCTTACCTTCTTCAGGAGACATTCCGCGTCTGAACTGATGCTCGTTCAATTTAGCTAAAAGGTTATTAATCCTACTTGCTACATTATTTTCTGCGTAATAGCCAGGGTTTTTCTTTTTCTTAACTTTAAGACCATGCTTTTTAGCATACTTCTTTGCAGCCTTTTTACCCTTGGCACCGTAACCAAACTGTTTTCCACCTACTTTTGGCATATCAACTCCTTTTATCGTTCCTTTATTTTTAGAGGCATAAAATACCTTTTTAGCTTTATGGGAGCCATACTGCTTACGCATGGCCCCCATTATTTTTTCACCCTTCTTGGTCAGCGGCATCCTTTTTACCCGCTTCCCTCTTTTTAAGGATTTCCATTCTCTTCTTTAAGCCTTCCATGGCCTCTTTATCCATACCACCTCGCATTCTACGACCTGCGCCTCGATCACCAGCGGATCCTCTACCACGCTTGCCCTTTTTCATTTCAGGCTTCTCGCAGCACTCTACAGAATTTTTGTGACCTTTTCCGCGATTTTTTCCGCTCTCACGGGAGTTTGCATTATTTACAACAGCCCCCGCAATAACAGCAACAAGGATGTATGGTCCCCATTTTTTAAGCATTTCCTTTACTTTTAGTTTATTCATTTGTTACCTCTACAGGAGCTTGTTCAATAAAAGATTGAACTCCTTTAGTGATGCCATATCCCGCCCCAAAGATAACAGCACATAGAAATACCACCTCAGCTAACGACATTTTATATACCGAGAGTGGTGTACGAATATAATCTTTAAAAAAGAATTTCCAGATTGGGTTCATTACTTAAGACCTTTTTCCTTTTTCTTTGCTTCCCATCTTTTAGCTAAACTAGCTTTAACAGGAGCTTCTGCTTTAACCCTTTTAGGATGCCCTTTACCATGCCCAGTAGCAGGAGAGAACTTGTCATACTTTGGTTCACGCTCTCTTTGTACAGTGGCAGATCTTGACCCCCCTCTCGAAGAAGACCCAGGAAAATCAAATTCCTTTCTTAATTTTTGTGCAGGGAGCCCAGCTTTAGGAGATTTGGGAGATGACCGAAAATCATCCCTAGGAGCAGTAGTCTTACCACCAGTTGCCTTAGTAAAAGGTGTTTTACCTATTTTTTCTCTATAAGGAGGAGTATATGGCTTTGGAGGGGTTTTCATTGTTACATCTCTCGCTGTTAGCTTTCTTTGCTTGGGATCTTGTTCGTCCAATCTATTTAAAATTTTCTCAACTAAATTCATTTAATTATTCCTCTTTGTTTTGCTTCCTTTAAAGCATCTTCTTCTTTGTTTTCACCATTCTCAATAATTCCCTTAAGAATAGTCGATAGGTTTGTAACCACAAGCG